AGGTAAATATAAAATAAATATGGATTAAATATAAAATGATTTAAATATTAAATAAAATTGAATTAAATATAAAATAACATATAATCCAGTAGAATAAATGACAGATAGAATAACTAAGAAGAAAAAGACTACTAAGTCTAAAAAACAGTTATGGTCACAAATAGAAAATAATTTTATAGATGAAAAACCAATAGAATGTTTATATCGTGTTGAAGGTCAGCGAGAAAATTGTGATATATGTAAGTCGTCTGTTAAAGTTACAGAAGATGGATTCTTAGCATGTTCAGATCCTAAATGTAGTGTGATATATAGAGATATGGTTGATCAAACAGCAGAATGGAGATACTATGGTGCTGAAGATTCTGGTACCAGTGATCCAACACGATGTGGAATGCCGGTTAATCCACTTTTAAAAGAGTCATCATATGGATGTAAAGTATTATGTAATGGCGCTACTAGTTATGAGATGAGAAAAATAAGACGGTATACTGAATGGCAGTCTATGCCATATAAAGAAAAATCACAATATGACGAATTTCAACGGATTACAATTATTGCACATAATGCAGGTATTCCAAAAATTATTATAGATGAAGCATTACGATTTCATAAAAAAATATCAGAACATAAAACATTTAGAGGATTAAATAGAGATGGAATTATTGCAGCATCAATCTATATTTCATGTAGAACAAATGATTGTCCTAGAACAGCTAAAGAAATCGCAACTATATTTACACTAGACAATACCAGTGCTACAAAAGGTTGTAAGAATGCTACAACCATATTAAATGAAATTGAGTCTGAAATGACAAATAAGGATAAGACAAGTTTGTGTAAAACAAAACCAGATGATTTTATTGAACGGTATTGTAGCAAGTTAAATATTAATCAAGAACTAACAAAATGTTGTAAATTTATTGCCTTACGAATTCATAAATCTAATATGATTCCTGAAAATACACCTCATAGTATAGCAGCTGGTATTGTGTACTTTATTTCAAATATATGTAAATTAAATATTTCTAAAAAAGATGTTAATAGAGTTAGTGAAATAAGTGAGGTTACAATTAATAAGTGTTTTAAAAAATTAGAAGGACTTCAAGATAAATTAGTTCCCAAGGCGATTTTAGATAAATATCAATAAAAATAATATAGAATAACTATATAATGGGCGTTTTACCAAAAATTATATTTATAGTTCCATACCGTGATAGAGTAGAACATAAACAATTTTTTTTAAAGTATATGGAATTTTTAATGGAAGATTATGATAAATCGGATTATGAATTATATTTCTCTCATCAATGTGATAATAGACCCTTTAATCGTGGTGCAATGAAAAACATTGGATTTTTAGCAATAAAACAAAAATATCCAAACGATTATAAAAATATGACATTTGTTTTTAATGATGTGGATACATTACCTTATACAAAGAATTTATTACCTTATGAAACCAGTGGTGGTAAGATTAAACATTTTTATGGATTTAAATTTGCATTAGGTGGTATTGTATCAATAAACGGATCGGATTTTGAAAAAATGAATGGATATCCAAATTTGTGGGGATGGTCGCAAGAAGACAATCTGTTAAATAATCGCGCATTTTACAATAAAATACCCATAGATAGAAGCACATTTTTTCCAATAGGCAATAGAAATATATTACAATTCGTAGATAGTGTTAATAAAATTATATCAAAAAAGGAAATTTTACATACAAAAGAAATTTATCCACATGGTCTCAATAGTATAAATAATTTAAAGTTACAGTTCAAGGATGAATACATAAATGTATATAATTTTAATACAGAAAATAATCCTAATAATTTAATATATGAACCCCATAATATAATTGAGGAATCAAATATAATACGAGTTACACCTCGAGAGAGACGGATGATGAATTCTACTAATAGAAATTTATCTATGCTTAATTTTATTTAATAATATTAATATAAATATAAATATAACTATTTAATTAATATTATATTATGAAAATCGGAATGTTAATACCATCTACATCAAAAGGTCGTAATTGGACTACAATTCAAGAATCATATCTATTTAAACATACTTTAAAATCATTTTTATTGACATATGATAAATCGCATAAATACACCTTTTATATAGGAATAGATAGAGACGATAGAATTTATGATAATAAAATAAATATCGATTATTTTATTAAGTTTGCAAAAGTGATGATAAATATAGATATAAACTTTGTATATATGGATAATATACCCAAAGGACATTTAACTGTAATGTGGAATAAATTATTTAAAATAGCATACGACGATGAATGTGAATATTTTTTTCAATGTGGCGATGATATTGAATTTAAAACTAATGGATGGGTGGAAGATTGCATAAGTAAACTGCAAGAGAATAATAATATTGGTTTAGTTGGACCAGTCAATAATAATCCACGAATATTAACCCAAAGTTTTGTATCTAAAAAACATATGGATTTATTTGGATATTATTTTCCTCCAGAAATAATTAATTGGTTTTGTGATGATTGGATAAATGAAGTTTATCGATCAATTAATAAATTTTTCCCATTAGCAAATCATCTATGTATAAATGTTGGAGGTACTCCTAGATATAATGTTAATAATAAGATATGCAATAATAATAACCAATTTAATATTGAAAATAATAAAATGAGAAATATTTGTACGAATATAGTAAAACGCGATGTATTGAAAGCATCATCAAAATTATAAATATTGTATTTTTTATAAATATATAAAGATATAGTTATAAAAAAATTAATGAGTAAACCAAGTAGTTTTTCTTCTATATGTACATCGAATTGTGCATTTGAATTAATAGGATTGTTATTATCCTTATCAGTATATCATCCTAATGAAAAAATATTTATATTGTGTGATACAAAAACAAAAAAAATAGTTGACAACATGACTCCTCAACCAAAATTACAAATTACATGGTTTGTTGAGTTAGACAAATATGATGGTATGAATCGTCAAATAATGGAGCAGAAAAGGATTTGGTCTGAATTTCAAATGGCGAAGGCAAATGTTATTAAATATGCGTTACAAACAGCAAGTGATACACTTTTTTTAGACAGTGATATTATCATTACCGATTGTATTAATAATATAGATATGTCAAAGGAAATAGGTGTATCGCCTCAATTTATAAAACAGGAACATATTAATAGAACAGGTTATTATAATGGTGGTATGTTATGGACAAAACATGCAAATGTTGCAAATGATTGGATACATTTTACAAAGTCTTCGCGATATTTTGACCAAGCATCCATTGAAGATTTGGCCAAAAAATATTCTTATTTTGAATTTGGCGATAATTATAATTTACAATGTTGGCGATTACTATTATCATCAGAATCACCAAAACAAATAGCAAGTCATATTACTTCTAGAGATAAATTATATTATAAAAATAAACCATTAAAGTTCGTCCATACACATTTTTTAGACAAGCGTTTTCAACAATTTAATAATTTAATAATTCAACATTTATGTAATGCAAAAATGTATAAGGTATTAGCAATTGTGTATAGAGTTATTCATAATAAGTGGATTCTGAAAATACCAAAGCAACCAATTCAAGGATTAGGACGACACAATAATGATAGTTATAGAGAAATGCCTTTGTTAATGAAAGGTCAAAATAAAGATCTAGATGTAACATTTAATGGTAAAACAATTCATTGTTGGTTAGAGCCGAATATTTTAACATATGACCGTCCAACATTAGAATGGTGTAATCAAGAAATTAATAATTGTTCATTAATGCTATTAGGGAATGGTGATGTTAAAGTGGAAGGTCAACAATTAAAAAGCAAAATACCAAACATGAATATTAGTCCGTGGATTTTCTGGCCTAGAAAACCAATGCTTTTGGAGAAAGTTCTTAAAGCCAGTGGAGTTTTGTCATATGGCGACCGAACCATTGAAAGTATTTTTATAGGCAACTTTGAAAACAATGTTCAAGAGAAATTCCGCAAAACAACTAATTCGTGGGATACTGTATTAACAGAGTATCATTGCACAAAAGGACACCAACATAAGTTCACACATGAGGAGTATTTGATGAAATTGCGCGACTCTAAGTATGGTCTTTGTTTACGCGGGTACGGGTCTAAATGTCATAGAGAAGTGGAATTAATGGCGTTTGGAACAGTACCTATTGTAACACCAGAAGTCACCGTATCTTCTTATATGGAACCACTAATTGAAAATACGCATTATATTTTGGTCAAGGATCCCAAAGAATTAAAAGAAAAGGTGGTAGATATTTCTGAAGAACAATGGACCAAAATGTCAAAAGCATGTTATGATTGGTATCAAAGAAATGTTCATAGTAAAAACTGTTGGAAAAATATGATTGAACATATTTTGTATACGCCATTATAATAGGGTTCGTATTATATGAAATGTTTGTATATACATATATATTATGAATATACTTGGTTCATTTATAGGTAAAAAACATAAAAGATATGATGTCATACATGTAAAATCATCACATATTACTTTAAATTATAATCCAAACATGGAAAAAGAAAATATTTATTTGATATACCAATATTTTGTTCCAAGTACAAAAGCACGAATTAATGAAGTGCAAGAAACATTAAGGCGAAATATAGATAATCAGTATATTTCAAAAATTTATATTTTATGTGAAAGGCTATATACGAATAAAGAATTAGGTTTAAAAAATGATACAGATAAAATCGTTCAAGTAATAATAGGGAGACGAATGTTATTCAGTGATGTATTTGCATTTGTAGAAAAAAATAACTTAAAGGGGTATATAATCACATGTAATAGTGATATTTTTTTTGATGATAGTATTTCAAAATTACACTATTCTGACCTCAATGTTTCACGAAAAGTAATATCTTTACTTAGATGGGAATATATTCATGGTAAACCATTAGAGGATTGTAAATTATATGGAAACAACCTCAATAGTAGTCAAGACTCGTGGATATTTCATAGTAATTTTAATATTCCACAAAATAAGCGTTCATTATTTCACATTAATTTCGGAATACCCGGATGTGATAATAAAATATTACATATTTTCAACGCAAATAATTTTTTGATAAATAATGACCCTACTATGTTCAGATCGTATCATTATCATAGATATAGAACGGTAAATAACAATTCACGGATAGATCCCCCATATGTATTCGTTAATCCAGAAATT